TTACAAATATTCTTCTACACTCACGCCATTCAGACCGTCTGAAACCACGCTGATGTTGTAATCGCCAAAACCGCTTGCCGGCGTACCTGATTCGCCGTTTACACGTTCGACTTTCACGGCATCAAACAATTTATGTGCTGGCTGGCTGCCGAGTACGCTGTCGTGTTTGAAAACGATCAATTTGCGCGCCGCCATTTCGCCACGGGCGGCGGAGCGGTCGTGTTCAAACATCAGCGTCAGGGCTTGCCAGAGTTTGGCTAAGTCGTCGTCTGAAAAGCCGGTTTTGGCGGCAAGGTTGGCGGAGATAAAGCCATGCACGCGGTAGAGCGCGTAAGGGACGATGTATTTGCGCCCCATGGTGCGTTCTTTTTCCAAGTCTTTTTCGTTGGTTACCGCCATGCGGGTGATGGAAACTTCCAGCGGTACAATCGGGTCGATGGATTGGGCGAACGCCAGTTGTACCGGGCCGCGCACTTGTCCGCTGTTGACTTCAGTGGTCATCACGGCGCCGAAGGTGCGGATATCGAAGAAGTTTTTGCACATCCAAGCGGTAATGTCGCGGGCTTTGGCTTCGTCTTTTGGCAGTGTGGGGTAGTGACAATATTTGCATAGAAAGAAACAAAAAAATTTGGCGCGAAAAAATGCGGTGAAGCCCCTGTTTATGGGGCTTTGTTGTTTTTAAGGGGTTGGAGTTATGCAAATAATGAAAATGGTGGGGATTGGTGAAAAATGGGTGGAAAATGTGTTTTTATTTGCATAGTTATAGTTGGTTTTTGAACGGTTTTTAAAAGGTTTTAAAACGGTTTTAAAAAAGGGATGTGGGCGAAGTGCCTGCATCCCTTTTTTATTTTAACTGTCAACCAATAGTTGATTGCTGGAGGGGTGATCGTATGTCTCCGACATTGATGTCGGTGACATATTAGAAGTCCCGATAACCACGCACGACTTGCCCAATCACGACAAGGCTGTTTGCTTCTTCTGTATCTAGCTTTAATGGTCGATAGGAAGGGTTGTCACTAATTAGCTCTACTCCACCGTAGGTAAATTGTACTTTTTTTACCAACATTGATCCGTTGTGGTTTAGTACAAATATTTTCCCTTCTGTTAATTCGCGTTTAGAGCGGTCAACAATGATTTCTTCGCCATCCTTCAATGTTGGTTCCATGCTTTCCCCTTTTACGGTAAACATTGCACAATACTTTGATTTATTGCCTGTTCTTTGAAACCAAGAGCTTTCAACCATTATGTAAGCTGAATCATATTGTTCTTCATTTTCTAAACCTAAGCCTGCAGAGACTCTGACACCTCTAAAATCATCAATAGGTTCGTAATAGTCTCTATTAATCTGTCTAAAATCAGCAAATCCATTCTCTTTTATAGCGTGTTCTTCCATAGCTTTGAACGCATTACTCTTTATGGATTGAATGCTATCTCTTAGCCCTAAAGACATCTGCGCTTCTTTTGGCAATGTAGATATATGATATTCAAAACCACCCCCTTTTACACCTTTAGCTTCTCTAGATAGCCAATTTTCATTTTTAGCTTTCCTTGTGATGTTTGTTGCATGAGATGGCAGCCCATTTAGCTTTAAAGCCTCAAGTTCTTTGGCTGTAAACCAAACCTTATCTAATGATTTCATAAATCACCTTTCTTAATCAAAATAATTTAAAAAGATTTAGTTGATTAAGTTAAATAAAATCAATGATTTAAATTTAGTGAGTAAAAGATTTTATAAAATTTATTAAATCACCTATTGATTAAGAAAATGATTTGATATATATTTTGAATCGTAGGTGATTAAGTACTTAATCAAGTAGTCGAACAACTAACTTTTAAGGATCGCACAAAATGAAAGAAAAAGGAAGATCTAATGATATGCACAGAGCTGACATTAGAGCTGAATTGATTAAGAAAGGGATTTCATTAGCTCAATTAGGGATTCAGCATGGATTAGCAAAAACAACACTGAGAAATGCGTTTGATAAACGCTATCCAAAGGGAGAAAAGATTATTGCTGATGCACTAGGTAAGGAACCAAAGGATATATGGCCTAGCAGATACTTAGACTAATAAGGAAGGATTATCGTGAAACTATGGTTTAGTGCGAAAGAATTAGCCGGTATTGGTGGGTTATCAAAACACCCTAGTAATGTAAATCGACAAGCAAGAAAAGAAAAATGGCAATCTCAGCCATTAAAAGGAGTTAAAGGTGGTGGTGTTGAATATGCACTTTCATCACTTCCTGAATCAGTTCAAATTGAACTGCAAAAGAAGTTTGTATGTGCTGTTTCAAAACCAAAACAACTCCCAACTGTTAAAAATCTGAACCTTGCCGACCTCACCACCAAACAGCGTGAAATCGCTGATGCACGCATGGCTTTAGTGGCTTATGTGAGTGAGTTGGAACAGGTACAAAGCCGAATCAAAGCCATTACCCACCTATGCAATGCGGCAAAGTGCGGTGAAATTTCGGCGGATTTGATGGCGTTAGTCTCCAAGGCTAACAGCAAAAACGGCAATAACTGCGGCCGTGTGTTATCACCAAGAACCCTGAATCAGTGGGTGATTGATTATCACAAATGCAAAACAGCGGAAGAAAGATTGCGTGTGTTGGCACCGGGTCAACGTCAGGCGCAAAAGTTGGAAGAATTGGCGTGGTTGCCTGATTTTTTAGTGGCTTATCGCAACACTAACGGCGTAAACGTCACCGAGGCTTACGCCATTTTTAAAGCGCACTGGCAGGCGCACTATGCTGACCAGCCATTAATGATGGCGCGTTTGCCAAGTCTTGACAGAGTGCGCCGCGGATTATCCAAACTGCCACGTCATATCCGCGAAATCGGTCGTAAAACAGGTGCAAGCCTGCGCGCCTTAAATACTTACGTTAAGCGCGATTGGTCTGTGTTAAAAGCGAATGATGTGTGGGTGGGTGATGGCCACTCTATGAAGATGAAAGTGCAGCACCCTGATCATGGTCGCCCGTTTATTCCTGAATTGACGTTAGTCATGGACGCGCCTAGCCGTTTTATTGTCGGCTGGTCGGTCAGTTTGGCAGAAAACGCATTAGCCGTTGCAGACGCTATCCGTAACGGGATTGAGAACCACGGCATACCGGCTATTTATTATTCAGATAACGGTGGTGGTGAAAAGAACTGGACGCTAGATGCGGATATTACAGGGATTTTGCCCCGCTTGGGCATTAATCACCAAACAGGGATTCCGGGTAACCCACAAGGGCGTGGGATTATCGAACGGGTGAACCAAACTTTAGATGCTCGTATTGCACGCCAGTTTGAAACCTATCACGGGCATAGTGCAGACCGAGACACCGTACGACAAATTTCTACGGCAGTGATTTCGCTTGATAAAGCGATTCGCCAAGGGCGCACCGAACTGACCAACAAGCAACGTTGGGCAGTGGGTAAATTGCCAACCTGGAAACAGTTTATTGATGCGGTGGAAGAAGGGATCCATTGGTACAACAACGAACATGTGCACCGTGAAATCGGTTGTACACCGGCGCAAAAACGCCGTGAGTTATTAGCCGACACTGAGTTGTTATTGATTACCCAGATTGAAGCACGCGACCTATTCCGCCCAAGCGTTTTACGCAAAGCGCAACGCGGTTGGGTATCCGTTTTCAACAATGCATATTTTAGCCAAAAACTGCTTGATGTGGACGGAAAAAGCGTTCAGGTGGCAATTGATATACATAACCCAAGTGCGGTGATTATTCGCGATGAATCAGGCGCGTTTATTTGTGAAGCGATTTTAGACGGCAACAAGCGTGACGCATTCCCAATGAGTTTCGTTGAAAAATCTCGCCAAGAAAGACACCAACGCCGTGCGAAATTGAAACAAGAACAATTGGACGAAATTAATGCGGAATTAAATCCAGTCATCAGTATCGCCCACAACCAAGGCGCAGAACTGTTGCACGGCTTACGCAAAAAACAAGTCAACCGCTTTGACGATAACGAAGAAATTGCGTTGTTACCAAGCGAACTTAGAAGACAGCAACGCAAAGTCTCAGGAGGTTAGATTATGAAAAAAAGAACTGTTACGAAAGTCCACAGCGGACGGGTTGAATACAACAAGAAACCGCATTTTGCTTACCGGCTCATTGAATGGGAAAGCAAAACAGTTGAGGTGAGACCAGCCCAAGGCTTTTTAGCCGTTTATACATTAAAAGGCAATCTTATCTGCCACGCATCAAGATTAATTACAAATACAGGAGCACTAGCATGAAAGAACAACTCGCAAGATTTATGGAACAAAAAGGGCTAACCCAAACGCAAGTGGCGAAAGCTCTCGGCAAATCTAATGCCGTTATTAGCCAGTATTTAAAAGGCATTTACAAAGGCGTAACCAAAGATATTGACGAAGCGGTGGATCGCTTAATCAAACGCGAAAAAGACAAAGTGGTTGAGCGCAATTTTAACAGCGAATTTGTGCCGACTTATGCCGCAGAACGTTGCATTGATGTGGTGCATATTGCCCACGTAGAGGGCGAAATTAGTGTGGTTTATGGCGCGGCAGGCTTAGGCAAAACCAAAGCATTAAAACAGTATGTCAGCAAAAACCCGGAAACGATTTTTATCGAAGTTGAGCCAAGTTGTAGCCCGAAAGTGTTGCTGAAAAACCTCTGCCACCAGTTAGGGCTAAACGAAACCGGCGCAAACCATGAATTGTTTACCCGTATCACTGAAAAATTAGGCGAAGGTCGCTTAATTATTGTGGATGAAGCGGAATTATTAAGCACGAAAAGTTTGGAATATATCCGCCGAATCCATGACTTGACCGGTTGCGGTGTGGTGCTTGCCGGTATGCCTCGCCTACTGGTGAACCTGAAAGGTAAATACGGCGAATTGGCACAACTTTATAGCCGAGTTGGCTTGGCTTGCGACTTGGGTAACCAGTTAAGTGAGGACGACATTCACAGACTAGCCGAGAACGGCTTAGGCACAGACGAATTTAACGACATCTTATTTAAAGCCAGCCACGGCAATGCGCGTCGTTTAACCAAGTTAATGCGTGGCGTGATCCGTGTCGCCGAAATGCATGGCAAACAGATTGACGAGAAGTTAATCAACTCTTACGCCGGCATGTTAATCCATTAATCAAAAGGAGACCCAAATGAGTGAACAAATGAACCGCGTAGCGTATGCGTTAAGACGCGAAGGCGTGCAAATCGTCGAAAGCAAAGACGGCCGTTTCCCGAAAATGGTGATTTTAAACCCTAGTCGTCGCTTAAAAGCCAAAGGTGTGAAGATGACTACGTTTAGAAACGGGGTACATATTGAGAGAACCGTGGCAACCGAACAAGGCGTCATGGTGTATTGGTAAGGGGGTTGAATGCCGAAATATCGTCAAATCTACGCCGTATATCGCGGAGAGGAGAATCTAGGCGACGGCACGGCGGATGAATTAGCAAAGAAATTTAACATACAAAAGAAAACACTGTATGCGATGGGGTCGGAAGCGATACTTAAGCGAAACAAAGGCAACAGATTAATCGTAATCAAATTAGATAAAGAAGAGGTTTAAACCATGAAAGTGATGATTGAAGGTAAAACATACTGGCGCGACGCGGCTGGCACATTAACCCCGGACGAACTGGTACGCGACATTGACAAAGAGCGCGACGAGTTGGTGCAAGCATGGGTGGAAAAAGGCAAGGCATTAAATCGCCAAATGGGCGAATTTAAAGACGGCATTTTTGGTGACATCGGTGCGTTTATTGAGCTTTCTGCCGAGAAATACGGCGCGAAAGTGGGTGGCAACAAAGGCAATGTGACGCTGTTTAGCTACGACGGACACTACAAAATCCAACGTGCTATTAACGAAAGTTTGCAGTTTGATGAACGCATTCAAGCGGCAAAAGTGTTGATTGACGAATGCTTGAACGAATGGAGCGAAGGCTCACGCCCTGAGCTGAAAGCCTTGATTGAGCGCGCGTTTAATGTGGATAAAGAAGGTAACCTCAACACCTCACGTATTTTAGGCTTGCGCCGTGTTGAAATCCAAGACCCGCGCTGGTTGCGTGCTATGCAAGCTATTAGCGAAAGCGTGCAAGTGGTAAGTAGTAAAGCGTATGTGCGGATGTATGAGCGTGTTGGCGACAGCGACAAGTATGTGCCGATTCCGTTAGATGTAGCGGGGGTTTAAAACTTATTTAAATGCCCTTTAAATCTCCCCATCCCCCTCTTTACAAAAGAGGGGGATGGGATGAGGGGCATTAGTAATAGGTTTTAATCATTAACTAAGGAGCAATGTATGGAAAACATCCACAAGTTTAACCGCTTCAAATATTACAGCGAAAAAGCGGCAGAAAGCGAACACCAAGGCGACTTACAAGATGCCAAGGAACAATGGGCTATCGCAGAGCTTAACGCGAAAGACTCTAAAAATAAAGAATGGTGCAAACACCGCGCCGCGTTTTGTGACCGAGTATTAAGAAAACCGTTTTAAGGGGGAAATTATGGCTGATTATATCGTGCGCTTATATGGCGTGATTGAAGTGAAAATGACAGCAGAAACACTAGAACAAGCCATTGAGTTGTGTGATTTGAACACTGCTCCTCCATTAACTGGAATGGTGGTGGAAATTGATTCAGTGATTGAAGGGGAAGAAGTATGACTGAGCTAACAAAAGATGACTTGCATGTTGGACATGTTTACTCCGCAAAAAGTCCTAAAGAACACGGTTTTCCTCCGTTGTTAGGGGATAGACAAATACTATGGAAGGGGCTTATTTATGACAATAAAGAGGGGGTTGTTGATGGTTTGCAATATGATAGCCCATCAGTGAGACAAGGGCGTAAATATCCAAAAATCAGCATCGCCAAGTTCTTAAAATGGGCAGAAGCTGACATTACAGAAACAATGCCAAAAGGTAAATGGAGATATGCGAGATGACGGAACAAGAAAAAGTGCGGTTGGATGAAATATTGCAACAAGCAGCAATGCAGCTTATTAAAGCATAAACCTATCTTCGCACAGGGAAAGCTCAATATGCTGCTGTTTATGTGGAAAATGTACAGAATTTGTTGCCAGGGTTGAGAATGAGATTAGGGAGATGAGTGAAATGGAAGAAAAAAAATATGCAGTAACGTTTGAGTTTAAAGTTGGAGTCAGTGATGACGATTTAACTTTTAATGTCAACACAGAATACCATCAAATGACAGCTTTATATGTTAAGGATGCGATGACTTGTTTGATGTTTAAGTTACCTGAAATTGTGAGAGCGGGTTGGATTGTGCTTGAGGGTATGGACGATAACGTTAAAAGTGGTTTCGAACACAAAATAAAATTAGATTTTTGCACCCAAGATGGGGACGAATGGGATGTTAGTGCGAAAGTCGAAAATCCTAATGAAACTGGTCGTATGTTGATTGGCTTTATTGAGAAAATTCTTCTGAAGGATCCAGTTATTGACGAGATTCTTCAGCGAACAAAATAAGGGGGATGAAAATGAGTGAAAACAATGGATGGATTAAGTGTTCGGATGGGTTGCCAGGGTTGAGAATGAGATTGGGGAGATAGGTGAAAGTGAGAGAGATTAATGTTGAAAATTTAGTTATTTCAAATGACTTTAGAATTAGACCATCTATGAAATCTATAAAAGAGTCTAATGAATATAGATTATTTAAACGAAAAAACGGGGAGCTAATTCTACAGAGAAAATTTATCGAAATAACGTCATTTTATGATGATGGTAGCAAGATGATGAAGCCAATTTGGAAAGATGTAGAAACCGTTAATGAGGAATAAAATCCATTTACAGCCTATTAAATCTCCCCTTGCCCCTCTTTACGAAAGAGGGGGATTTTAGTGGGCTGAATAATGAGTTTTATAAACACAACAAAGGAGCATGTATGAGCGAAAAAAAAGCCGACATCACGGTGCAACTGGCACAGATTATGGAGCAAATAGAGAGTGCGAAAGAAATGTGGCTGGATGATGACGAAAAAGAGTGCTTGTTGCTGTTGCAAGCGGCAAGCAGGGAGATGAAATGTGTGGCGTGGAAGATTGTGCCGGTATTGGAGTGAATATGGAACAAGACAAACTACTCAGAAAAATCAAAAAACTGTTGGCATTGAGTAAGTCAACCAACCCGCATGAGGCTGCAATCGCACTGGCAATGGCGCAAAAGCTAATGGCAGAGAATCAGCTTAATCAGTCACAAGTTGAATTTAGCCAAGCCCACGCTAAGCAGAAAACCGCCATGAAATCCGCCAGATATGTACACATGCTGATCTCAGTGATTACAAAGGCGTTTGGCGTTGAAGGTTATTTATCTAACGCTTACCCAGGCAATGATTACGGCGAAAACAAAATGCACGTTGTATTTTACGGCGCAGAAGAACGCCCTGAAATCGCCTCTTACTGTTTTGATGTGTTATATCGCCGATTACAAGGGGCGCGTAAAGCGTTTTTAGACACGCAAAGCAAACATCTAAAACGTAGCACGCTGATTGCTCGGGGAGATTCTTTTTGCGAAGGCTGGGTTGTCGGCGTGAATCAAAACGTGAAACAGTTTGCAATGACACCGGAAGAAAAGCAAAAAATGGAAACTTACAAAGCCGAAGCGTTTAAGGAAGATAAATGGAGCGAAACCAAAATACGCGAGAAAGGAAACTCTAAAGACTACGGTTTGGCGCAAAGTGAAGGCTATAAACAAGGAAAGGAAGTTACGCTGAATCACGGTGTAAATGGGAAAGAAATGGTTAAGTTGGGGGTGAGAAAATGAGTGACAAAATTTATGAATTTAGAAAAGTTGAAGACTTTTTGCAGTTAACCGACCAACAGTTTAATCGTTTCTTGCCTGATTTTATACATTGGTTTGCTATTCGCAAAACATTTATACAAAAGAAACAAGTAGCTATCGAAGAGCTTGGTGTTTTTGTGCAGGTTAATCCGGAACCGGTTATTAGGTGGAAGGATGATGGCAAAAATGGGGTTGATGGTTACGAAGTAACGATTAGACACCATCAACATGGCGAAAATGATATGAAAATCAAGGTAAAAAAGGAGTAAAAATGAGCATATTTATCACACACGGCAACCGTTTAATCGACTTTGCTAACCCACAAAATAGCGACATCCATATTGATGACATTATTCATCATTTGGCAAGGATTCCGCGCTTTGGTGGCGGATTAGATAGACATTATTCAGTTTTGGACCACAGCGTTTACGCCGCAATGATTGCAAAATCGTATCTGAAAGCAGATGACGAAACAGTATTCGCGGTATTAATGCACGATGCACAAGAAGCCTATTTAGGCGATGTGCCAACACCGCTTAAAAACTTACTACCCGAATATAAATTAATCGAGAGGGAATTTGAGCGGGTTATTCAAAATCAATTCGGCATTAAGATGACGGACAAAATGCAAGAACTGGTAAAAACTGCTGATTTATTAGCGCTAAAAGCGGAAAAGCAGGCTTTTATTAATACGCCACCGGAGCTCGAAGTACACTGGAATTTTTTATACGGTCTTTATAGTGTCCCTGTTTCGCCGGAAGATTGGTGTGATGACAGCAGAAGACAATTTAAGAATGCTTTTAACTACTACAACAAAACTTTAAATTTGGGACTTGAGGAGATTAAATAATGAGCGAAAACAATGGATGGATTAAGTATGACTCTTGCCCGCCAAGTGAAGATGGCTTTTTTATCGCATATTGCCCAGAATATGACATACCTGTGAATGTTGCATTTTACTGTGCAGACTTGTGCGGATTTACTGAATTTACAGACGATGAAGTAACACACTGGCAACCACTACCACAACCACCGGAGGAATAGATTATGGCTAAATATTTATATCGTTACGCATTGGAAAGTAACAATCCTACAAACAACGATGATGGATACACGTGGGAAGATGAAAGTCGGTGTTTTGATGACGTCGCTTTACATATCGCAAAAGAAAACGCTTATGCTTGGGATATGTTCGAAGAACCTGAACGCGAAGTCTTGTATGTGTGGAGAGATGGTGATTTTGAGAACAGACTGCGTTTTTTAGCTAAATTTGAAGTTATTCAACGACTTGATGTGATAGAGCTAGATAAAGATGACGACCCGAACGATTTTTAAAATCCATTTACAGCCCATTAAATCTCCCCTAGCCCCTCTTTACAAAAGAGGGGGATAAGCTAGATGAAGTGGGCTGAATAATGTGTTTTAAACAAGGAGACTAAATGGAGATGATTATGTTCTTAATCGTTCTCGTTGTTATTGTTGGATTTGGTGCTTGTTTGCTTTGGTTTTATATCAAAATTCACGAAGTTTACGGTGTGCCGCATCCATTGATTGATTTAAAAAATTGGATTATTAGAAAACTAAGAGGATAACGTTATGAAACTATGTCGTTGCCCAGTTTGCCATAGTGACATCCATTTGGATGCGCTGTTGGAAGATGATGCGGGGCGTGAGATGTTGGGGATTATTACTAATTTACGCGGCGATAATGCCCGTGCGCTGGTGAGTTATATTGCCCTATTTAGACCCGAAAAAGCGGCGTTATCCAACTCAAGAGCATTGAAATTAATGCAAGAAGTGTTGGAGATGTATCAGCCGAGTCCGTTGTTGTCCTATGCTCTCACTGAAACTGTCAGTGGCGTGATGAAAAACCGCCGAGAAACCCGAAATGTGGTGGCATTAACTAATCATAACTACCTTAAAAAAGTGTATGAGGGGGCTAAACCGTTGTTTGCCGTGGTGCGCAATGAGCAAGGCAAAAGTGCGGTGAAAAATGCGGAGAGATTAGAAGAGGATAAGCGCATTGCAGCTATCCAATACATTGAACGCTATGCCACTGTCGGTCAGTTGGAATTTGTAAAGAATATGCCGGAATATTTAGTTTGGAAAGCATGGAAAGAGGAACGAAATGCAACCACAAACCCGTAAACAGATGATCCAAAAGATCCACATCGGCAAAGGCATGCTTAAAATGACCGACGACCAATATAAACGCTTTTTATTGGACACGGTAGATAAACACAGTTGCACCGTGATGACAGATGCTGAATTGATGCAAGTATTGCGTGCCATAAAAGCAAAAGGCGTGGTGTTTAGTGCCAAAAATGCGCCAAAACGTCCCGCACCAAGGGCAGATAAAGCGAAATATCTGGCAAAAATAACCGCACTTTTAACGGAATACAGCCTACCACTGAGTTACGCAGACAGTATGGCGAAAAAAGCATTTGGCATAGATTTCGTGCATTGGCTGGAGGTGTGGCAGTTGAAAAAAGTGGTTCAAATGTTGGCTGTGTATGACCGAAGAAAACATAAAGCTAAAAATTAGTTGCATAACAACAAATTAAGCGTAAATTAAAGGCTCCTATGGAGCCTTTTTTATTGGAGAAAAATAATGAAAAAACTATTAATTGCTATGGTATGTGGCTTAATTTCTGTTTCGGCTTTTTCGATGACAGATAAAGCCAAAGGAGAACTAAATAAAGCCTTACAGGGAGATTATCAAGCACTCCGTAATTCGGCATACTCTATGAAAAATGGATCTGCCGGCCATGATCTTAATCCGATTGCAGGCTGCGCATTTCGTAAAATAACATTAATTGTGGCACAAAATGAAACTGACACCAGCGATTATGGTAATGAATATGTAGATTGCAAAGCATTGTCGCCAGATGAATCTGAAAAAGCATGGAAGATGACATTGCAACTACTGCCACAAGTATTGCAATTAAAAGAATAAAGTCGTAAATAATTATTCAGCCTCAGCGATCAAGTTGGGGCTTTTTAATTTTTTTAGGTGTAGAAACCTGCTTTTTGAAATTTCTGTGCGACAATCCGCCTAAATGGTCACAAAGGGGAAATTTTATGCAGTCTGAACTTGAAAGTATTGCGGGTTATTTACCTGAAATCGTGTTAGAAATGGTAGATCTAGTTGGGTTTGCGGATATAGAAAAGATTATTAATCAATTTGGCGGGACGACATTTCGGTTTACTGATGGCGCGGTGTATTTTCCGCGTTTGAAATCCTTAATTGGCGCAGAGAATGCGATAAAATTGCGTAATTATTTTAGAGCCGAAGAAGTCTATATCCCACGTTGTGAGGTTGCCCTGCGCTTACTGCGTAACGAACGCCTGAAAGCGGATTTTGACTATATCACGCAAACCGAAAAGAAAAGTGGCCGTACGGCAATGCTTGAGCTTTGCTCTAAATACAATCTATCAGATCGCCACGCCTGGGAAATTGTAAGAACCCATCAATCTCCACAATATCAACAAGCGGCGTTATTTTAAAGCAAGTAGACGTGTGGAAGTCCTTCCTCCATTAATTAAACTTAATTAGATTCAGAATACCCTCAATCATATCAACGATTGAGGGTATTTTTTTATGTCTTTAACTTTTACACAAATCTTTAACCGCTTAATTGGTCATGAAGGCGGCTACGTTAATGACCCAAGAGACCCAGGCGGCGAAACCAACTGGGGAATCACTAAACGTACAGCTCAGGCAAATGGTTATCAAGGCAGTATGCGAGCAATGACGCGTGAGCAAGCCTATAAAATCTACTACTCCGCATTTTGGTTACGTTATCAATGCGACAAGATGCCTGATGCGGTGGCTTATCAGTTTTTTGATGCAGCGGTAAACCATGGATTAGGCAATGCAAGCCGTATATTGCAACGTGCGGTGAATGTGGCGGATGACGGCATTATTGGCAATATGACGATTGCCGCTATTAAAAAAATGGCGATTTCTGACGTCATTATGCGTTTGAATGCCGAACGTCTTGAATTTTATTGCAAACTCAGCACTTTTGCGACCTTTGGTAAAGGTTGGGTGCGTCGTGTGGCGGGTAATCTTAAATATGGAGCAATTGACAATGAAGTTTAAATTTTTAGGCGTGTTTAAACGTGTTTTAAATTGGTTTAAAAGCAATCGAAAACCTTTGAAATATAGACCGCACTTTTACAGTAAAAACGCATGGAGTTATGCCTTTCTAGGGAAACCAACTCCAGCTGAAGTGATCATGCGGAGATTATGTCAATGAATAAGTTTTTTGAATTATTTACCAATAATGATGGTCGTGCGAGTACGACAGGTTTTATTCAGTTTTTCGGCTTCTTGGTCATGGCTGGTGTGCTGATTTATGCGGTCTATCTTGACCGTTCTACGGTCACTGATTTGTTTTTTTATTTTGCTTGTTTTTGTGGTGGCTCAGCTGCAACTAAGGGCGCTGTAATGGCATATCAAGCCAAACAAACCAAGCTGGAAGAACCGATTACCGGCGAAGTTTATGTCGAACCGGAACAAACGGATAGACCAAGGGGGATTTGATGAATATTCAAATTATTTTAGCTGTATTCGGGATTTTAGGACTGTTAGGTGTGTATGGGGTGTTTAAGTTAAAACATGCACACCGTGAGATTGAGCAGTTATTAAAAACCAATGCGCAGTTGCAAACGCAAAAAGCCGTCGCTGAAACCCAAGTGAAACATTTTGAAGTGAGAAAGAAAAATGAAGAAAACAGTCGCAATGCTGACCGTGACACTCTTATTAATGAGTTGCACAAGTCAGGGGATCTCCGTGATTAATGCAAGTTGTGCCGGTTTTTCGTTGATTTCCGCAAGCCGTCAAGATACGACAGAAACCTTGCGTCAAATCAAAGTGCATAATGATGTATACCGAACCATTTGTCAGCGAGGTGAAAATGGAAGTGCACATTAATGGGATGATGATTTTTAATGGGTTGGTGTCTGTTGCGGTGTTCTTTATTGGTGTGTGGTTTAAGAAATTAGACAGTGAGTTTAAAAGCCTGCATGACGAAGTTAAAGAAGTAAAGCGAGATTATGTCTCAAAAGAAGTGGCTGGTATCGTCAACAAAAACGTGATGGAAAAACTAGACGCCATCACCAAGCAGCTAAACACTATTACTGAAAAACTCGACAGAAAGGCAGATAAATAATGTCAGAAAAAAACAATAAACAATCGGAACGTGAAGCATCGTATCCGTTTTCACACGTTTGTCCTAAACGCGCTAAACTTGAGACTCCTCCTGTTTCGCCCATCTATCGTAACCAAACTAAACGTGAGACAGCAGAAGAGCTAACCAATCAAAAACTAGATGAAATTTTAGATTTGACCCGTGCAGTCAATCATAAAATCGACCGTTTAGATGGGCGTGTGGATGATATTGATGTCCGTTTAGCTAAGGTAGAAAACAGCCTAGCTAAATTGGGTGTGCGATCCGCTTTAGTTGGCGGTTTAGGCGGTTTATTGGTATCGGTTGGATTTGAGCTAATCAAAGCCAAGTTAGGAGGCTAGTTAATATGGCACATGATGAAAAAACCAAGGCAGATGTTCGCCGTTATTATGTGTTTGATTGCTTAACGCTTGAATTAGCCGCAGAAAAAGCCAAAGTGTCCTATAACACTGCTCGACGCTGGAAACGTGAAGCCGAAGCTCGTGGCGATAATTGGGATAAAGTGCGTGATGCTAACACTATGGCAAGTGGGAAGGTTGAAGATGTAGCTCGTGGCATGCTCACCACCTTTGTGATCTACTTTGAAAAGACCATGGAAGAATTGCGCCATGCGGAAGAGTTGCCAGTCAGCGATAAAGCTAAACTGATCCAAGGTTTAGGTGATAGCTACTCGAAAATGGTGGCAAGTAGTAAACGGTTATTACCGGAAGTGTCGGAATTGGCGACAGCGTGGAAAGTTATTGAGATGGTAACTAATCTGATCAAAACAAAACACCCTGATTTATTACCAGCCTTTTTGTCAGTTTTAGATGATTTAGAAGGTATTGTTAAGCAGGAATTTAAGTGATGGAAAAACAAAGTCAAACTATTGTGCACAAGCATTACTATTTCCGCTGGATTGTGCAATTTGTCTGCATTGTATGTGCTTTTAAGTTAATGGCTGCTGGTATCAAAGGTTGGGGCTGGCTTTTATTTATTGCGGTAATGTTATAGATGAAATACAAAGATTTCGAAAAACAGCTCGAACAACTACGTGCTGAATTAAAGCGAAATATCGAAGCGAATTTTGAAGGTTGGGATGATAAACCGCATGCGATTGCAGAGCGTCGTCAGAAAGTCTTAGATAAAGAAAAAGGGTTTGAATATTTTGTTCAAGCCTATTTTCCGCATTATGTACGTTCTCCACATAAATCCCAGTTACACGAATATCTGTTTAAAAATCTTCCGCTTTCGGTTGAAGAAACAGATAAATCCGTCCGACAAGCTATTGCCGCGCCCCGAGGTGAGGCAAAGTCCACTATCTGTACGCAACTTTTCCCACTTTGGTGTTTAGTGTGTAATTTGAAAAATTACATCATTATTGCCATGGATAGCCGAGACCAAGCCTATGGGATGCTAGAAGCGATTAAAGTAGAAGTCGAATCTAACCCACGCCTTGCTATTGATTTTCCAGAAGTGTCACCGGGCAAGGTATGGCGCGCTGGCGCGATTATGATGGGGAAAGGTCAAAAAGTAGAAGCTGTTGGTGCGGGGCAAAAATTGCGTGGTCGTCGCCATGGAGCGTATCGTCCAGACTTAGTCGTGCTTGATGATATTGAAAACGATGAAACCGTGGAAACCCCAGAACAGCGCAATAAATTACATAAATGGATCTTAAATGCAGTGCTAAAACTGGGCGGACCAGGTGAAAAATCTGATGTAATTTATGTGGGAACAATACTGCACTATGACAGCGTATTAAACCGAATTCTGAATACCAAGGGTTGGAGACGGGTTCGTTTTAAAGCCATTTTGCGTATGCCAGACAATATGGCGTTGTGGGACGAATGGGAAAATATTTATCTTTCCGAAGACGGGGATGATGACACGCTTTCTGATTTGTTCTATCAACAACATAAAGCAGACATGGATGCAGGCGCCGTCGTTTCTTGGCTTGCCCGTCCGATTCTTTATTTGATGAAAATTCGCGCATCAGATGGACACGCCTCTTTTGATTCCGAATACCAAAATGACCCGGTTAGTGGCGATGACGCGATTTTTGCCAATAGTCTCCATTATTGGACAGAGTTACCTAATAACTTGATTTATTTCGGTGCGGTTGACCCGTCACTGGGTAAAGCAGGTGCAAGCCGTGACCCGTCTGCGATTTTGGTTGGCGGCTATCACAGAGAAACTGGCAAATTGTATGTGGTTGAAGCGCAAATTAAAAAGCGTTTACCTGATTTAATTATTGAGGATGTTATTCGCCTACATACACAGTATAACTGCCATCGTTGGTTTGTAGAGACAGTACAGTTCCAGGAATTTTTAAAAACCGAGTTGGTTAAACGTTCAGCGGCGCGCGGAAAACCTGTGCCTGCTACGGCAACAAAACCCAATAGTGACAAAATGCTTCGCATTGAGAGCTTGCAACCGCATATTGCCAACGGGTTAATTTTATTACATCGCTCACAATCCACTCTTGAGTCACAGTTGAGACATTTTCCAAAAGCTGACCACGATGACGGCCCGGATGCGCTGGAAATGTTGTGGCGTAATGCAGTGGGTAGTTCGGCAGCGATTGAGTGGATTGGGTTAAATCAACTGAATGAGATTGAATCAGATGAATACGAAGATGAAGACGATCTTTATTCAATATGGAAACATTAAAGGCGGATTAAATGGGATTTATTGATAAGGTTAAAAACCTTTTAAAAGGTAATGAAACAGAGCCAACACAAACCGATGATGCGGAAGTAACTGCAACGGGGCGTGTATTAGATGATCACCCCTCTGCAAAAATTACGCCTTCAAAATTAAAGCAGATTTTAGAGGATGCCGAAAACGGCGATATTCAGGCTCAGCATCAGCTTTTTATGGATATTGAAGAGCAAGACAGTAGCATTGCGGCAAACATAATGACACGTAAGCGTTCAGTGCTTACGCTTGATTGGCGTATTGTCGAACCACGTAATGCAACACCGGCAGAAGAAAAGCTCCAAACCGAAATTGACGAGTTGTTTTATCAATATCCTAACCTTGAAGATTTATTTGTGGACCTCATGGATGCCGTGGGACACGGTTTTTCGGCGTTGGAAATTCAATGGGCGCAAGTAGATGGCAAATGGGTTCCCAAAGGCTTTAAACCTTGTCCGCAGTCTTGGTTTAAATTGGATAAAGACGATAGTTTATTATTACGCACGCCAACTAATCAAATGGGTGAGCCTTTACGTCCTTTTGGTTGGGTGGTACATCGCCATAAATCTCGTTCGACACAGTTGGCCCGTGATGGCTTATATCGCACATTGGCATGGCTTTATATGTATAAGCATTATTCTGTGCGTGATTTTGCCGAGTTTTTAGAGCTTTATGGCATGCCGATTCGCATTGGTAAATATGGTGCCGGTGCGACTAACGCGGAGAAACGTACGTTATTGCGTGCGTTGGCTGAAATTGGGCATAACGCGGCAGGCATTATGCCGGAATCGATGCAGATTGAACTGCATAATGTCGCTAATGCGGGTGCTGCATCGGGTAATAATCCATTTTTACAAATGGTTGATTGGTGTGAGAAATCTATTGCTCGGTTGATTTTGGGGCAAACCTTAACATCAGGGGCAGATGGTAAAAGCTCCACTAATGCGTTAGGTAATGTGCATAATGAAGTGCGTCGTGATTTGATGATTAGCGATGCGAAACAGATTGCGCAAACCATCACTCAACAAATTATTTTGCCGTATTTGCAAATTAATGTTGATCCGAATATTGCGCCACATCGTGTCCCTTATTTTGAGTTTGACACAAAAGAATATGAAGATTTATCGGTATTTGCAGATGCCATCCCTAAACTTGTAAGCATTGGCGTGCAAATCCCCGAAAAGTGGACACGTGATAAGTTAGGCATCCCGGAAGCACAAGACGGTGAAGTGGTTTTAAAAGCTGTTCAAAGTGATTTTAATCCCGATTTAAAAACACCGGAGAAATCTACCGCACTTTCTGCCCATGTGGTGGGTTGTCAGTGTGCAGGGTGTTTTGGTAAAGGTGCGCGTGTGGCATTGTCTGCCGGCAATAAAGGGGAGACGGAGCAGGATTTGTTGGATAACAGTTTAAACGAGGCGTTAAATGTGATTGACTTTAACCGCCAATTAGACCCTGTGGTGCGTCAATTAGCCGTTGTATTAACCGCATGTGATACTTATGAGGAAGCAAGTGATAAATTAGCTGAAATTTACCCGGATTTAGATAACGCAGAACATCAACGTTATTTGACACAAGCCGTCTTTTTGTCCGAATTGTTGGGAGTCAGCAATGCCAAGCGTTAATTTCGTTTTGGGGCTAGAACCGAAAAAAGCCATTGAGTTTTTAAGGAATAAAAAGGCCATATTAGGGCATTTTGATGAAGATGCCTTAATGGATAGCGCCCGAGCAAAAGCAACGCGTATCGCCAATTTATCCAGCCTTGAGATGAGTAAAGACATCTACCAGTCTTTAGTTGATGCACAGGCACAAGGCTTAACTTTTAGCGAGTGGAAAAAAGGAATTTTTGAACATTTTAAGAAAAAAGGATGGATTGCCGGGTATGACAAAGAATATTTGCTTGCAGATCCGAAAACCGGGGAATATTTTGGCTCACCACGCCGATTAGAGACGATTTATCGCACCAACATGCAATCTGCTTATTCTTCTCAGCGCTATGCCGAAATGAGAGATAACGCAGATAACCGACCTTATTGGCAATATTCGGCAGTAAATGATGATCGTACCCGCCCAAGTCATTCTGCTATGCACGGTTTGGTTTATCGCTATGATGATCCGTTTTGGTCAACGTTTTATCCACCCAACGGATTTAACTGCCGATGTTCGGTTATCGCATTAGCCGAGCGCGATATTAAACGCCGCAATCTGGTCGTTGGGGATAGCGCCGATCGTTTGATTGATTACGACCGCAAAATCAATGCCACCACAACAGAAAAAACAACTGCATTTAAATTGTCAGATGATAAATGGATTATTACGGATAAAGGCTTTGATTACAATGTCGGACGAACCGTATATAAACCTAATTTAGCACTTTATCCTGAATCATTGGCACACCAATTTGCTAAACGTGAAATGGGAGGCGAGGGCTTTAAATTTGATTTTAAACAGTTCGAAAAAGAATTCGCGCCTTATGTTGATGATTATAAAAAGTTAAAAGGCAAAAATGAGCGTGAGGCATTTTTAAACCCGATTCGCGAACGGTTTAAGATGAACTATAAATTTATTGCCGGTGTGTTGAGCGAAGATACCAAGCGGCAAATTAAAACTGATTTATCCACAGTTTGGCTTTCTGATGACTCGTTAATTAAGCAAATTGCAAATCGTTATGGGCAAGATTTTGATTTTGATGACTATGCGCGGTTACCGGACGTGTTATATAACCCGGACAAAATAGAGCAAGACGGTAAAAATACGTTTAAATTCTACAAGGAAGTGGATTCAAGGCGCTTGATAGCTGTCATTAAAGTACTTAATGGTAGCAATGAGATTTACTTGACATCGCAACACCTGGCAAGTGATAGACAATGGCGAAAAGCGTTTAAATAGATATGTCGCCCGGTGGGACTCGAACACCCCCACACATCAATCCCTGCACCAATAGCATTCGTTCGCAGTTTTCGAGATTCGCTGCTACGGGCGACTAGAGGCACTATAACATGATAGAAGTAAAAATCAACAACGAAAAAGAACTTATCCACGCATTATCACAATTGGCGCAACATGTGAAATATAATGTGCCGCTTATGCGTACGATAGCGGGTACAATGCAATCTGCAGTTGACCAAAACTTTAAAGCCGGTGGGCGTCCTGCTTGGCTTGGTGTGAAAAGTCGCCCTGACGGAAAACCATTGATTGATAGCGGTGCATTAAGAAATAGCATCCATTCGAGTTGGGATAACAACGAAGCGCAGGTTGGGACAAACCTAAAATATGCGGCCATCCATCAATTCGGCGGAAAAACCAGTCCGCATAAAATCAAACCGGTCACTAAAAAAGCCTTGGCATTTGGAGGAATTGTCAGAAAATCAGTAGATCATCCCGGAAGTGAGATTCCTGCCCGCCCATTCTTGGTTTTAACCCCACAAGACGAGGACGATATCTTGGATGACGTGCAAGCCTATTTTCGGAGTGTAGTTAAATAAAACATAAAACCGCGCTAAATCGCGCGTATTTGCATTTTTATGATTGTAGTGGTGATTTATCGAATTAAATTTTTTAAAACGATTTAAAAGGATTTAAAAAGGTTTTAAAAATGGTTTAAGATAAAATACAACATCAAAATTCATTTTTTCAAAAATTCTAACCTAGAGGGGAGTGAGGAAGTCGCTCCCCTCTTTTCATTTTTTCCAGTCCGTTATTCTGTTATCCGCTATTAAAGAACGAGGATAACAAACGATGCACATTAAGCCGATTGCGTTAAGTTTCGCGCTTAACAAAAAAACAAATGGGCGTATTCAGTTGTTCCCCTTTGGTCGTTTTTATTCGCAAGATGGACGCACCGAAGGTGCAGGAGGCTGGTATGTAGATGACACTAACGGCTACGCTTTGGCTGAAGACATTAATCAGCTAAAGATTAAGCTCATGATCGACTACGAACATCAAACCTTATTTATTGAGAAAAACGGCAAACCTAACCCTGCCGCAGGTTGGATGGAAACGGCGGAGTATATTTCTGGTGAAGGCATTTTTGTCGATGTAGATTGGACAAAAAAAGCTCATCAACAAATTCGAGACGGGGAGTATCGTTACATTTCGCCTCTGTTTTTGACTGAGCCGGACGGCAAGGTAACGAAAGTGCTGAATGCAGCATTAACCAATCGCCCTGCTTGTCATGACTTGGCGGAAGCTGTCGCCTTTTCATCCCAATTTAATCAACATCAACACCAAAAGGACAATTCCATGCTGGAGTTATTACGCCAATTATTCGGCACGCCGGAAGCGACCGAAGACGAAATGAAACAAAAACTGACCGCACTTTCTGCGGCTAAGGGCGACAGCCCAGTGGCACTCAGTGATGTGTACGGTAAGTTAAAAGAAAAAGACGGTGAAGTCGTCGCTTTAACTGCGAAAGTCGGTGCAGAGCCTGACCCGAGCAAATATGTGCCGTTATCGGCAATGAAAGATGTGCAAGACAAACTAAACGCGTTAAGCGAGCAAGTGCACGGCGATAAAGTCAATGACTTGATTCAAACTGCATTATCTGACGGGCGTTTATTGCCATCACAAAAAGAATGGGCGGAAAAATTAGGTAAATCCGACATTACGGCTCTTTCCGATTATTTGACTGTTGCAACGCCAAATCAAGCTTTAGCTGGCGGTCATCAAGCAAAAGAAGACCCGAATAAAGGCAATGTGGTGGCATTAACCGCAGAACAACAAGCCGCAGCCAAAATGCTTGGCATGACAGATGCGGATTACCTTAAATATACTCAAGCGAAGGAGACTAAATAATGTCAATCAATAAAGCAATGGTGTTAAATCATATCACCGAAGCCTTTCGTAAAGAATTTGCAGCCGGTTTAGAAAACCACCCAACGCAATGGACGAAAATTGCCATGGAAATTCCGTCCACGACCAAAACCAATACTTACGGATTTTTAGGTAAATTTCCGAAAATGCGTGAGTGGGTCGGCACACGTCAAATTCAAAGTATGCAAGCGCAAGGCACAAGCATTACTAACAAAAAATTCGAGTCAACTGTCGGTATCCCACGTGAAGAAATTGAAGATGATCAGGTTGGTATGTACTTGCCGATGGTGCGCCTTGCTGGTCAATCCGCCGCTGAATTGCCTGACGAAGAAGTGTTTGGCTTGTTGAAAAAAGGCAAGACGACTCTTTGTTATGATGGTCAGAATTTCTTCGATACGGATCACCCGGTCTTTGAAAAAGTGGATGGTACGGGTAACCAAACCACGCAAGTTAACTTAACCGTAGGTACGGATAACGATGCGCCAACCTTCTACATTTTGGATACTAGATTACCAATTAAACCATTAATCTGGCAAAAACGCACTGCGCCAGAAATTGAAACTAAATTTGACCCTTCAAAATCCGAACGCGTCTTCATGGAAGATGAATATTTGTGGGGTGTACGTGCTCGTGGTGCAGCAGGTTTCGGTTTTTGGCAACTTATCCACCGCGTGGAAAAAACCAAATTAACCAAAGAAAACGTGCAAAAAGTCATCCAAACCATGAAAGGCTTGAAAGGTGACGGTGGCAAAGCATTAAACATTCAGCCAAATTTAATTTTGGTTCCGACCAACCTTGAGTATGCGGCAAAAGAATTGTTTAAAACTAAACAAATCAACGGTACAACTAACATTCTTGAAAATGAATTAGATGTGCTTGCCTCTCCGTTCATCAATGAATAACCAAATGGGCGGGAAACCGCCCTAGGAGTTAATTATGGCTAAGAAAAACCAAAAAGACGATGTAACGCAAGACGTGCAAACGGCACCGGAAGAACAGGTGCAAACCCAAACCGAAAACGGTGCGGATAACGCCGAAAATGAGCCAAAAAGTGCGGTAGAAAAGCACGATGAATCGGACGACAAAGAAGGGCAAGTGATTGTGCCTATCGGTTATTCGGTGAAATTGCGTGACATCCATCCACAAGCAACCTATGGGCGTTGCGGTTATCGCTTTAACAAAGTCGATGCGGTTTACATTGCGGCGGATGACTTAACGGCGGAACAAACCTTAACCTTGGCGGAAGACCCTTGGTTAGAGCTTGTCCCGGTGTGTGAGGATTAAACCATGTATGCAACGGTAAAAGATTTCGTTTTGCGCATCGGGGAGTTTCAGGCTATCCAGCTAACCGACCGTGACCGCGAAGGCGTGGTAAATGAAAGCGTGCTGACCATTGCGCTCTCTGACAGCACAAGCCAAATCGACGGTTATTTAAGTGCGCGTTATCGCTTACCGTTGCCGACAATCCCGCAAAACCTAACCCGTATTTGTTGTGATCTTACCCGCTATCGTTTGGCGAGTATGTCTGAGGTAACGATTACTGACGAAATTATCACGCGCTATAAATTGAGTTTGAAAGAGCTCGAAGACTTGGCGGCTGGGAAGATTTCGCTCGGTATAGACATTGAGGAAGACCAACAAAGCGACGGCAATGTGGTGATGTTTACCAATCCGAACAATAGGATTTTTGGCCGTGATAACCGAAATTGAAAATGCACTGGTTGACCGCTTAACACGTGGTTTGGGACAGCTTGCTAACACGGTGAAAAGCTATGGCGGCGAGCTGGACGATGAAAGCCTGGGTACCGGGCGTTTGCCGATGGTATTGGTGACGTTCGGCGGTGCGCGTATTGAGCAGATGACGGTGCGAAGCAATGCGTTTCGCACCACCACCAAGTTTGTAGTGATTGTTGCAGTGCGCTCATTACGTAGCAATCAAGCAGCACGACAAGGTGGTGTTGATAAGCGAGAAATCGGCGCAAATCAGTTGATTTATGCAGTGCGCCGCTTGCTGGATACTCAACGCTTGGGCGGATTAGTTAAGCCGTTAAAACCGCTGGCGATCCGGACGTTGTTTAATAATGCGCAGTTTCGCACAGAGAAAGTCACGGCATATGCCATTGAGTACGAAGCCGCGTTTGATGATGTCACCCCGCTGGAAGACGGTTTGTATCCGGAAGAAACACAAGACCCGAAAAGTCCTGATTTTGTGTTTACCCATTATGCGGCCGAACTCTCCCCGGCGTCGCCAATCCTTGAACATGTGGACGGCAAATTATATGACCCGATAAGTGGTGCGGAAGTGCCTTTTGACTTGGAGACAGCAAATGAAAAATAAACTCACAATTGATGATGTAAAAGGCGTAATTACGCAAGAAGAATATGTTTTTAAAGGCACTTTAACGCTTTGTATTCTTACATTAAAAAATGGTTTTTTTGTAACCGGCGAAAGTGGGTGCCTTGATATTAACAATTACGATCAAGAGATAGGCAAGAAAATTGCTTTTGAACGTGCTTTAAACAAAATCTGGGAGCTTGAGGGCTATCTATTAAAACAACGCTTATTTGAATCTGCGACTGACTGGAGACAATAAATGAAAGTGATAGCAGCAGTGGGGGTGAAAGTCCCTTTAGAAAATCAGCCGTATGCCTACATTGAGCAGGAGCCGGTTGAAGTGGATGATTCTGTTTATTATCAGCGTCGTATTGCAGATGGCGACTTAATCGAAGTGCAACCAACACGCAAGCAAAGAGGTGCAAGCAATGACTAACATTGAATTTGAAAAAATCCCGAATAGCTTACGCAAACCGGGTGTTTATACGGAGTATAACGCCAAGGGCGCGGTAACTACTCTGCCGACTAACGAACAAGAAGTGCTAATTGTTGCGCCGATGGTGGGCGGTGCGACGGCATTTACTCAACCGGTGCGCGTGTATTCTGATCTTGATGCAGCAGCAGTATTTGGCGCAGGCTCATGGGCGCATTTAATGACGCGTATGGCTATCACCAACAACTCCCTCATCCGTTTATCTGTGATGGGTTTAGCGGATAGTTCCTCTGGAGTCGCGGCAAGCGGTAGTTTGGTGTTGACCGGCACTGCAACCAGTCAAGGGGTTATGACGGCAACGATTGCCGGTGTTGACTACAAAGTCGCTGTGGCAAACGGCGAAAAAGCCAAAGATGTTGCCGCCCGATTAAACGCTGTGATTAACGGTGCGACAGATTGCCCGGCAACGGCATCTGTGAGCGAAAGCACGATTACGCTTACTGCAAAATGCAAAGGCGCCATCGGCAATGAAATTAATTTAACCGCAACAAACACGGCTAAAGGCATGACATTGTCCGCAACCGCTTTTGCCAACGGCGCAGAAAATGCGGATTTAGCCCCTGCATTAGCAAGTGTTGCCGGTACACATTACCACGTCATCATTTCGCCGTTTGCGGATGATAAAAACGCCAAGGCCTTGCGTGAGCACCTGGAATCTGTGTCCGCTCCGCTTGAGAAAAAACCTGCCATCGGCGTACTGGCATGGCGCGGCAGTATGGCAACCGGTACGACTTACACCGAAAAAATTAACAGCGAGCGTGTGACTTGCGGGTGGTACAAAGGCGCGATTGAATCCTGTGCGTTAATTGCGGCGGGTTTCGGCGCGGTGATTGCAGGCGAAGAAGACCCTGCACGTCCATTAAATACGCTAGAAATTAAGGGCTTAACCGAAGTTGACCCAACACAAACGCCGTTATTGACCGAAGCGAATCAGGCGTTATATCACGGTTTAACCCCGATTACCGTTGTAAATCATCGTGTCCGCATTATGCGCGCGATTACCACTTACACCAAGTCGGCAACCAATACGGATGACCCAAGCTATTTGGATTTACCCACCATTCGCACGCTGGACTATACGCGCAAAGCGATTGAGCAACGCATTGAGTTGCGTTTCCCACGTGCCAAATTATCTGCACGTACACCGGATAAAGTGCGGTCGGAAATCCTTGATGTTTTATTGCGTTTAGAAAACGAAGAAATCTTGGAAAACGTGGCACAACACAAAGCGAAATTGTTGGTGAAACGTAACGGCGTTGACCCGAACCGCTTGGATTGTGTCATCCCGACCGATGTGGTGAACGGATTGCATATTGTCGCTAACCGTATTGATTTGATTTTATAGGAGGCATAGATGGCTCAAGAATTTGCAAGTCTTGGCATTGTCGAAGTGGACGGTCAAGAGATTGACTTAACCAAGTTAGATGTGCGTGTTACCACCGGTCGCAAGCCGGTGAAAACCATCAACCGCAAAGGACGTGTGAAAGGCTTTGCCAAAGGCATTACCGAATATGCGTTGTCACTCACTGTTGTTGTGCCGTTAAATGCGGCAGAGCCTGATTGGGATAACGTGACAGATGCCAAAATCACCGTAGAAGAAGAAAACGGTAAACGAATCTCATACACTGGCTGTTTTACTACCGAAACCGGCACAAGCTATACCGTAGATAGCGAAGAAGTGCGCGATTTGCAAGTGGTAGCGACAGATAAGGTTGAAGAATAATGAAAACCCGTTTGAAACTTGGCGTGCTGTATAACGGCACGCTACATCATGACGTGTTAGTCAAGATTTTGACCGTGGGGGGCGAATGCCAAGCCCTGGAAGTTATCAACGACCTCGGGTTAAGCGACAAAGAAACGTTAAGCACCACAGAACAAATGCTGGTTGATTTAGCGTATCTGGCACAGCAAGTCGAGTTTGATGGCATTCCGCGCGAGGCTGTGACTCCGGCATTCTTGCTGGATAACCTTGCTACTGATGATTACGTGTTGATTAACAACGAAATTAATCAACTGCGAAAAAAGCGCATGGGCGTTTCGGCAGACCAAGAGACGGCAAACGAAGCGTAAAAAAACGCAATGTCAGCGAAGTGTGGCAGGCGTATGAAAACTACCGCTCAGCAACGATTTTACTGGGTAAGTTTGGATTTACTGCGCAAGCCGTCTGGAATATGTGTCACGCGGAAGTCAGCGCATGGATTAACAGCTATTTAGCGAGTCAAAGCGCGAAAACCCAACATAATACCGACGAATCTACGACGTCCTATACATTTAAGCGTCGTAAAAATAAGGGGGCGTAATGCCCCTTTTTTATTGCTTTAAATAACGTTTAAACAAGGTTTAAAAATGGCAAATATGGATGTCTCGTTAACACTCAAGGCGAAAGATTACGCCAGTGGCGTGGTGAAAAGCGTCGAAAACAGTGTTAGCAAATCAACCAAAAACATTGAAAATCAAGCCCAACGTAGCGCCACTACACAACAAAGAGCGGTACGTCAAACAGCACAAGTGACGGAACAAAGCTACCGCCAAATCCAACAAGCGGCACGCAACCGCGAAATGCTGGGCGTGCGTAGTGAGCGCAGTATCCAAAATGAAATCAACCATACCCGCGCGGCATACGACCAATTAAAACGCAGTGGCATTGCTTCCGGGCGTGAATTAGACCGTGCGGCGGTGGCGACAAAACGCCGTATTGCGGAGCTAAATGCGGAGATGGGCAAGATCTCCATGGGGCAACGGTTAGGCAATGTTGGACGTGGTATTGCCGGTTTGGCAGCAGGGGCGACTGCGGCAGGTATGGTGCTGGCGCAACCCATGAAAAAACAAATGGATTATGACCGCTCTCTTGCGATGACAGCTAACACCGCATTTGCCGAGCGTGACGTGGCGGGGCGTATTGCCGGTAAAGCAGAGCTAAATAGCGCGGTAAAAAGTGCGGTAGAAATTGGCGGCGGAACCAAGGAAGACGCTTTGGGCGCATTGGATACTATGCTTGCTAGTGGTGCAGTAAAAGCCGATACCGCTATGAAATTGTTACCAACGCTACAAAAAGGCGCCACAGCCACTGGTGCAAGCACCGATGACTTGGCAAAAATCGCCATTTCGGCAATGCAACAGTTTGACATCAGCGAAGATCAAATCGGAGAAGTGTTAGACAAAGCTGTGGCGGCAGGACAAGCAGGTAACTTTGAACTAGCGGACATGGCGCGCTGGTTGCCTCAACAAATGGCAGCGGGTAAATCTGCCGGCTTAAAAGGTATGTCGGGGTTTGAGGCATTATTGGTCGCCAACCAACAGGCGCGTGTAACTGCCGGAACATCAGATGAAGCGGGAAATAACTTAGTCAATTTACTTGCAAAATTAACATCAAAAGAAACCTCAGACCGCTTTCGAAAACTCGACATAAAAGGCAAGGATGGTAAAGACCACGGGGTGGATTTTATCGCCTCAATGGAAGCTCAGAAGAAAAAAGGTAAAAACTCCATCGAAGCCTTTATGAGCATTATGGATCAGGTGATTGGTCAGGATGGTAAGTACCAGGCACTGCAAAAAAAACTTAAAAGCGCAAAAAAAGAAGATCAAGCTCAAGTCTTAAACGAAATGACTAACTTGGTGGAAGGCACAGCAATCGGGCAAATCATTTCAGACCGCCAAGCATTAATGGCGTTATTGGGTATCCGTAACAATGTGAACCTTGGTAAAGAGGTGAAAGAAAGCTTGGATAAAAGCGAAGGCGCAGTGGAAACCTCCCATGCAGTGATTAAAGACACCAACAGCTACAAAGTGGAAGACGCGAAAAATAACGTAGATTTCGCGCAGATGGAAGGTATGAAGGGATTTAATGATGCCTTGGGTGATGTAAGCGTGAAAATCGCTGAATATGCCAAAGCTTATCCTGATTTAACCGGCAAGATCGTGACTGCCGGCACGGTTGTCGCGGCGTTAAGTGCCGCCGCTATTACTGCGGCAGGGTCTTTGCGATTATTGGGCGGCAAAGGCGGTTTAGGGCTTGGTGTTGGTGATATGTTGGGTAAGGGCGCAGGCATAACCGGTGCGGCTGGTGGCGAAACTGCGGCGAATGCTACAAAAATGGGGCGACTGGCGAAGTTTGGGCGAGGCGGTTTGCCATTGTTAGTTTTTGGTGCAATGTTGGAAGGGGCAGAAAATTACGCTCCCTACATGGCGCAAAAAGAGGAAGAACGTGAAGCCTTTGATGCTACGACTAACAATACAAAACAGAAATTCTATGCGGCCGCGTATCCGAATAAATCAGCGTTTCAATATGCTCCATCTGTTCCCGCGCCTGAAAAGTCAGTTTGGTCTTTAGCAAGTGGCGGTTATGCACTTGGTGACGCGGCAAAACGCAAAGAGATTGCGGACGAACGCTTAAAACGAGGTACATTAACGCAAGATGAGTATAACCGCCGTGTGCAAGTGCCTGACTATAAAGCTGAATTTCAGCAGTTGGGCTCGACTATCAGCGAAGGCATGAAACAAGCGGTAGAAAGTCAAAATTTCACCATTCAAAATCAAATTCACGTGGACTTAGACGGTCGGACGATTGCGGAAAGTACATCCGAAAACCAATATCGCGAACTTAAACGGGGGTAAAAATGAAAGGTTGGACAATGCCAATCCAGCAAGCGTCTTATCGCGGTGTGCGGTTTGATGTGTTAAGTGTAGATGACAACTTAGAGCGCGCTACCATTACGCATGCATATCCATTCGTAAACGGCGGTGATATTGAGGATTTAGGTTTAAATCCGCTCACTATCCAACTGCAAGCGGTGTTTTATGGTGAGGGGTATTACACCGATTTTAAGCGATTTTTATCGGCCTTAGAAAAACAAGGTGCGGCGGTGTTAGTGCATCCGATTCGCGGTCGCCTGCAAAATATGCTTTGCACGTCTGCTTACTTCCATCATGAAGCGGATTTTGTGGACTATGTCACAGTCAGTCTTAGCTTTCAAGAGGCTACGCCGGCAAAACCGATCTTCCTGTTTAACTTTTCTGTGCTTGGTTTGATTGATGAGTTACTAACTAAACTTGAAGACTTGGTAGATGACGTATTAGAACTATATGGCACCTTTATGGAAGGGATTTCGTTTGCCGCTAATGTCAAATCACGTTTATTAGGCTCATTCGGCGCGCTTTACGGCTGTTTTGAACAAGTGCGTGATTTGTTTGATATGGATAAGAAAAAGCACGTTATTTTAGCTAATACGCCCACATCGAAAGACGCATTTAAGCAACAAGGGGGCAATGCTGTGCGCGATATGGCGGGCATGATTCGCGACGGCTTAACGGCTATTGCTAACCGTGATGACTTAACCGTGCGTGCGAAATTTGATGAAGTTACCCGCACCGTGAAAAGTCTGCTTGAAATCGCACCAAATTTAAGCAATGGCAAAAACAGCAAATCAAACACTCTGAAATCATTAACCTCATCTTTGACTGCGCAGGATACAAAAGAAATTTTCTGTGTCGTGCAGTTGTTGGCGACGGCGACTGTGCTAAAAATCGCTACGCAGTTTCTTGAGGATGATTCGTTGGTTCCGTCCGAAATTGATTACATTGTGACGGAATCGCGCTTGCAAGCATTGGCGACGTTGAATACCGTGCGTGCGTTAGTGCAAGCGGAGCAAAACGCCATGACATTACATTACGTCAAAGATGATTTTGGTTTGATATCATTAAGTGCGAAAAAACAAACGGGAGCAAGACATCTACAAACGCCAAATACGGGGCTTTATACACAAGCCTACAACACAGCGGAAAAACTGCGTCAACAAAGCCACAAATTGACTCAGTTAGCCTTGGCGGCAATTAACCGTAAACCGCCTTTAATTATTCGTACAGTCGAATTTGATAGCACGATTCAACAGGTCGCGCATTCGTTTTATGGCGACTATACCCGCGCAGGCGAGTTATTGCGTTTAAATCCACACATTCGTTACCCAAACTTTATTGCCCGCGGCGAGGTGCTCAATGGCTACGCAAAATAACGGCTACCCGTTTAACAATGAGATTGTAGTCGAGATTGACGGCAAACAGCATAAAAACTGGAAAAGCTACGACATTGACAGTGATTTTTTGATTCCTGCCGACGCCTTTAATTTCAGCGTTGGCGTGCCGTCAGACAATACTGTTTTAGCGGATTATTCCGGCAAAACAGCAAAAGTACTGATTAATGGAGAGCTCGTACTGACAGGCATTGTTGACACGACACAACATTCCATCTCAAAAACTGACCGCACTTTTAGTTTAAATGGGCGCGATAAAGCATCTATTTTAGTGGATTGCTCCGCACCGATAACTAATGTCAAAGGCTTGACGGTGTTAGATGCGATTAAAAAAATTGTGGAGCCGCTAGGCATTAAAAAAGTCGAATTGCGTGCGGAATCTAATCCAACGTTAGATAAAGTTGACATCGACATTGGCGAAACCGCGTGGAATGCACTGATCCATTGTGCTAATTCGGCTGGGTTGCATGCATGGTTTGACCCTACTGGTACGCTGATTGTCGGCGGTGCAGACTACTCCACGCCACCTGTGGCGACGTTGTGTTGTGTGAAATACGGCAAGCGAAACAATTTCACACAAGCAAGCCTAACCACTGACGTATCACAAAGCTTTTCAGAAATTACGTTTCTGGCGCAACGGCACGGGCGCAGCGGTGACGACAACAAGAACAATCTGAAATGGGTGTTTAAAGATGATGCCGTTGAAACCTACAAGCCTAAAACAGTGATTGTGCCGGATGTAGAAAACTTAGAAGCCCTAAAAAAATGGGCGAAAAAGTACATTGCGGACAGTATTTTAAACAGTTTTACTTTGACGATTACCGTGCCTGACCATAAAACGCAGGACGGTGTGTTATGGACGCCAGGGCAACGTGTGCATGTGATTTGTGAGGAATACGACATTGACGCAATTTTCTTTCTGATGGGCCGTCGTTTTGCCTTGAGTCGACAAGGCGGCACAACCACGGAACTGCGCTTAAAACAAGATGGCGTGTGGACGCCTGACGCTTATACAAATAAATCGAAAGAGGCACGTAAACGAAAAGGCAAAAAAGTCAAGAAAAAGAAAGGCGCTTTGATTGTATTGGATGGGGATTAGTATGAGACGATTGGGACAAGCAATAAGACAACACACGGAAAGCGCCTTGGGCGCAGTACGCCAAGCCTTCCGAGGAAAGTTGAATTTAGTCAAAAGCGCGGATAATATCCAAAAAGTGCAGGTATCCGGATTAGCAGACGAAACCTTACAAGACGTGGAATTGATGCAACAATTCGGCTTAACGTCCGTGCCACCTGCCGGCACACAAGTGGTGGTATTGCCCATGGGGGGCGAAACGACCCATTCTATTGTGATAGCCACCGAAAATGGCTCTTTCCGGGTTAAAAACCTAAAATCAGGCGAAACTGCCGTTTATGATGAAAGCGGAAGCACGATTATTTTAAAACAAGGTCGATTGATCGAAATTGATTGTGATATATTAAAAATAACCGCTACCACAAAAGTTGAAATTAGTAGCCCGATTGTTGAGACAGACCGTGTGTTTACTGCACAAGGGCAAATCAACGGAAATGGCGGCATGGCTGTTCAAGGCGGTTCTGGCGCGTCATTTACCGGTAACGTAACGCAAACAAAAGGTGACTTTACTACTGATGGCGACGTGACTGCTAACGGCAAATCCCTCATTAATCACATCCACAGCGGTGATAGTGGTGGCGTGACCGGAAAACCTCAATAATCCCAAATGAAAGGCGGTGTGGAACTCTCTCCCCGCCTTTTTCTTTCCCCTTTCTTTTACTCTGTCAGCATGGACAGAGAAATCAGCCCGCTTACCGGGGACTACACAAATCAACATATCAGTACACTGCAAAATGCCGTGTATATCAGACTGACTACGCCGTTAGGCTCGTGGTGGGCAAATGGGCGTGTAGGTTCTCTGCTCCATACTATTCAACGTGAGAAAGATTTAAGCCGCGTGGGCATGTTGGCGCAACAATACGCCGAAGAGGCGTTGCAACCGTTAATTGATGACGGGCGCGCAAGTGAAATCATTGTAACGCACGAACAACCGCATAACGGCAAAGTGATTCTTTCTGTTTCTGTAACCGACAGCCGGGGCGAACAATACACGTTTAAACACCCCGTAAACGTCATTTAAAAGGTGTTTAAATCGTGTTTATTGTGCCAACTCTCGAAGAAATCTGCGCCAGTATCTTGCGCGATTATCAAACGTATTACCCAAATGCCGACATCTCTGAAGACAGTGATACTTACGCACGTGCCAGTAGTTTAGCAGCATGTGCGGAAGGGATTTATGCACACCAAAAATGGCTAATTAAACAGTTTTTTCCGGACACCGCCGACACTGCATTTTTGGAGAAACACGCAGGATTACGTGGTTTGCGCCGTCGTAATGCAACCTATGCAGCGGGTAAAGGCGCCACTGTTAGCGGCAATCCTGATGCCGTGATTGCCGTAGGGCTACAAATCAAAACCGAAGACGGGCGGTTTTATGAAACCACTGAAAGTGCGGTCATTTCCGCCAGTGGTTCTGCGGTTGTTGCAGTGCGCTCCCTTGCTACCGGAGCGACGCAAAACATTAAAACCGCTACAAAAGGATCGTTTATGGCTGCGCCTGTGGGCGTGAGCACAGATCTTGTATTAAATGACGTGGTGGGTGCGACCAACGCGGAAAGCGATAGCTCATTGTTGGAGCGGTTACTTAATAAAATCCGTCGACCTGCGGCAGGTGGCAATAAATACGATTATAAAGATTGGGCATTAGAAGTAGACGGAGTTGAACAAGCGTATGTTTACCCGCTACGCCGTGGGCTAGGCACGGTCGATATTGCGATTACAGCTGATAATGGTGTGCCAAGTGATGACACGGTGCGACGCGCACAAGAATATATCGACCAAGAACGCCCGGTAACCGCGAAAGAAAGCAAAGTCGTTAAACCTGATGTGACAAAAGTCAATTTTAACATCCAAGTGAAAATCAGTGGCGTGGCATTAAATGACATTAAAACCGCTATTCGCAACGCGCTGACTGATTATTTTAACGGTTTGATTCCGGGCGATGATTTAATTGTGTCGCAATGCGAAGCGGTGGTGAGTGATTTAATCGGCGTGGTTGACCGTCGTTTTACCGCGCCAACGGCTAACCGCAAGGCGGATGTTATCAACAAAATCGAATGGTTTCGCTTGGGCGAAATCAGCGTGACGGAGATGGGTTAATGCAACACGCCAACGCGCTAAAACAGCTTTATCCGCCCGTGAGTTACAACATCAACGGCGAACACTTTATCGCACAGTGCGAAGTGGACGGCAACGCATTTGACCGCTTACAACAAAGTGCAGAAGAGGTATTAGCGGCAATTGAGCCTGCAACTTCAAACCAAATGTTAGCTGACTGGGAACGTGTATGTGGCATTAAAACAGATTTAAGTAAATCTTATCAAGAGCGTGTTAAACGTGTCATTGTGCAACTGAATGCCGTGGGCGGCTTGTCTATCCCATACTTTACGCGCATCGCCGAAAGTATCGGTTATCAGATCCAAATCAAAGAGTTTTCGCCATTACAAAACGACCTGCCTAATCCCGGTGACTTGGTGCAATTTCGCAATGAGCCGCGTGAGAGCTTGATTTATATGTGGCGGGTGACGGTGTTAAACGGTGACGACAATATCGTGTATTTCCGCGCAGGTAGTTCATTTGCCGGTGATCACTTGGTTGAGTTTGGGGACCCAATAATTGAAGAATTCTTTAGAGACTTAAAGCCAGCACACACCTACTGCTATTTTGCGTATCAATAGAGAGATAAACGATAAATGAAAACTTTATTACCTGAAATTAATTCCGCCGACAAGCGCTTTCACGCGGGGAATCCAGCAACTGGCGAGCAAGGCACACGTGTGACAGACACGTGGCTGAATGACGTGCAAGACCGTGTGCGCGACGTGCAAGCCGAAGCGCATTATGTGTTGCAAAAAGCGGAGTTCCAGCCCGTAGAAAATAAGCAAACTCAGCTTTATGAGGCGATTGTTAAGATTATTGATGATAACCGTAAATCTGCCAGCACAACGCAAAAAGGCGAAGTGCGGTTGACAAGTGATACAGGGTTGGACAGCGAAGAACTAGGATTAACTGCCAAAGCAGGTAAAAAAATCGCGCAACTGATTGCGACGGTGCAGCTTGCGTTAAATAACTATATCCCTCTTAACAAACGATCATCCGCAGTCAATAGCAACGACGAAAATAATGTAGCAACATCAAAAGCGGTTAAAACTGCTTATGACAAAGGCGTGGAAGCCAAAAATGCTGCAGATAATGCACAGCGTAGTGCAAATGCAGCAAATAATAATGCAAATGGCCGCGTGTCTAAATCGGGTGATACGATGACTGGATCGCTTACTGCGTTAGGTTTTATCGCTAACAGCCCGACTGCATCCGTCATGTTTAGATCTCAAACTGCACTCTCCGCTTTTTTGGATTTTGCTCAGAAAAATACTCAACATGCGCTAACTACTCTTGAGTCAATCGCATTTGCAGATAATGCCGCCGAATTCAGAATGCATTTAACTCCTCGAGGGCATAACAATAATACAGATAGACGAGAGCATACTTTTACTTTTCAGCCGGGTGGAAATATTTGGTCTAAAAAGTTTGGTTGGTTTGACCAGTATTTCGGGAAAAAGCCAACATTTACCTACTACCAACATCATTACTTAGGGGCTAGCGTGTATAAAATCCCATTTAGCGATACGCAATGTTTGAAAATAACATTGATGTTAGCAGACCATGCGTGGAGCGATGAATTAATCCTGCCTGAGATTTATAATGGACAATTTTTGGTTAACGCTATTGATGCTGGAGGTGGTACGGATGCACTAGGCGCATTTGTGGTGAGTAACAACCGCATTAAATTAATAGGCGATGCAGGTACACGTGCGGCAATATTTGTATTTGGAGAGGGACCATTATGATTTATTTTGATTTGACAAATAAAAGCTTCAGCGAGCTATCAAACGATAATACCTATCCGATAGAATCACAAGATGACATTAATGCAATATCTGCGAGCATTACTGGCGGTGGCGCAGTATGGATTGAGAATGGAAAAATAAAATGCTCAGGCAAGGCTCCTAGTCCATTCCATGTTTTCAATCCAGCCAGTAAGTCCTTTGAGCTATCAAAGGAAAAACAAACTGCACTTTTAGCCGACACTCAAACTCGCCTTATCGCTAATATCGATGAGCACGCGGCAAAAATTTACAGCACTTGGACACGCTTTGAGAGCGAATATCGCGAGCGCCAAGCGGCGGCAGAAGCATTTAAATCTGCTAATTATGAAGGTGGGTGTAGTCGATATATCTCAGACTTTGCACAACGTGCGCACCTAGATAATAAGACCGCTGCAAACCTGATTTTGACACAGGCAGCAGGCTTGGAAAAGTTGCAAGTTGAGTTGGCCAACCAACGCATGCGCAAATATGAACTCAAAGTCCCTAATCTTACGCTTAAGCAACTGCAGTCAATCCATGATGACATTATCAAGCAAATGGATAACTTGATGGAGGCATATCAAAATGGCTAATGTTTATTTGGCACTTTATAAAGGCAAAAAAACAGGTCTTAAACCAGCCATACTTTTGGCACGTTTTTCAGACTGGCTTACCCGCAAACTAACAAAAGGGCCTTACTCTCACTGCGAGATTGCTGTTGAGCGTATTGAGTACACATCAGGTCATCACTATGAGCATGAGCTCCATTATGACTGCTATTCGTCATCTATTCGTGATGGCGGGGTGCGTTGTAAAGAGATTGATCTCACCGAAAGAGATAAGTGGGATTTGGTGTTGCTTGATGCTGTAAGCGAAGCAGAAGTTAAGTTTTATTTCAATGCTACAAAAGGGAGTAAATACGATTGGTGGGGCGCAATTGGTATTGTATTAGGCATCAAACAAAAACGTTCGAAATATTTTTGTAGCGAGTGGTGTTTCAATGCAATTACTGGTAAAACTCAAGGTTGGCGATTCAGCCCAAATCAACTGGCAGCGATTTTCAAAAAAGGATAGAAAATGAATAAATTAACAACCGAATATTTAAACAGTTTAGTGGACAATGTGGGATACGTTCATCAAGGCTTACTCACCATCTGTACCATTACTTTAAAAAATGGGTTTCAGTTAGTCGGCACAAGTGCTTGCGTTAGCAAAGATAACTACGACGTACAAATAGGCCGAAATATCGCCTACGAAAACGCATTTGCTAAGTTATGGGAGCTGGAAGGCTACGCATTAAAACAACGTATCTACGAAAGCCAAAACAAAGATGTTACATTGCGCAATGGCAATAAAGGAAAAGTTGTATATACAAGCCCATTTGGCAAATTATTAATCGTTGAGCATAACGGTGATGAGTTACCACCTAGCCACTGGCATAACGCGGATGGTACGTTTTATGCAGATTGTACAAGTGATTTAGATGTAGTTCGGGAATAAAGACGGCGACACTATCTGTGCTGGAACACAGATAATGCCAGCTAAGCAGAATAAGCCTGCATATAGCTATATACCGCCTACCTCGCGAGGCAGGCGGTATTTTAACAAAACCGCTAAAAATGGGAAAGTATATGCAGAATTTAAAAGAGATCCGTTGCCAATGTTGCAACAAATTATTGGCAAAAGTCGGCACAGTGAAACATTTAGAAATCAAATGTAGTCGCTGTAAAACCATTAACCATATTAATTAACTTGATTTGAGTGTCGGAGTGTCAAGAACACCGGAACGCCATAGATAAGAAGGAAAACACTATGGCAAATCAAGCCAAAAGAAACTTTAAGCAAGCCCCACTACCGTTTGTCGGTCAAAAGCGCAAGTTTTTAAATCACTTTAAAGCGATTTTAAACGAGCAGATTCCGGATGATGGTGAGGGCTGGACGATTATTGACACATTCGGTGGCTTGGGCTTGCTTAGTCACACCGCAAAACTGCTTAAACCGAGCGCCCGTGTGATTTACAACGACTTTGACGGATATGCCGAGCGCATTAAGCATATCGATGACATTAACCGCTTGCGTGCGCAAATCGCGGCGTTGTTAGTGGATATCCCACGTCAAAAACGCATCACCGACAAAGCGCTCAAGGCGCAGATTATTGATACCATCAAAGCGTTTGACGGTTACGTGGATTTAGCTAGTCTTGCAAGCTGGCTATTGTTTTCAGGTAATCAAGCCTCCTCATTTGAGGAGTTATGTAAAAAGGATTTTTGGCATTGCGTGCGCGCTTCTGATTACCCCTCAGCAGACGGTTATTTGGACGGTGTTGAGGTAGTATCTGAGTCATTTCACACATTATTGCCGCGCTTCACAGCCAACCCACAGGCGGTATTTGTACTAGACCCACCTTACCTATGCACTAAGCAAGAGAGCTACAAGCAGGCGCATTACTTTGATTTAATCGACTTCTTGCGGCTAATCAACATCACCCGCCCGCCGTATATCTTCTTCTCGTCCACTAAGAGCGAGTTTGTGCGGTTTATTGAGTACATGCAACAAGATAAGGTGGATAACTGGCAGGCGTTCGATGGCGCGCAGCGGGTAGCAATTAATACGGCTCTTAACTACCAAAGCGAGTACGAGGACAATATGGTGTACAAGTTCTGATGTCGCCGACATTAATGTCGGAGAGATAATTAAAAGCCCTTTAAACATAGTTTAAGGGGTTTTTAAAAATAGTCGTTAAATTGCACGACTCATTGCTGACAGGCAGACAAAACGGTGGCATTTTGATGTTGCCGTTTTTGTTTTTAAGGTATAGTGATTGTACGTAAAAATTAGCGGTTAATAGTAGGTCTTTATTTTTAGATTTGACGTAGCATTATCTTATATAATTGCATTTTTATTTGCATAGGTGAAAAAAATAAATCTATGCAAATAAAAATACTGGTTTATGCAAATAAATTTGCGCGC